ATTGGACACACCACCTACTGAAATTACTGCATTGCCACTGGCAGTGGGAATAGCAATACTGGTGGTTCCGTTAAAGATATTATCGCCAGAAATATTACCTGTGAGTGCGGCATTGCCAGTCACTGAAAGGTTACCGTTGATCACAACCGTGGCTGCATTGGCTGTCAAGCCTTCAAAAGTTACTGTGTCGGTATTTCCTACGGATTGGAATACCAAATTGCCTGCGACACGATTGTAGGTAGTCATTTAAAGATCCTTTGTGTTATTTATGCGGTTTTGAAAGTCTTCCATTTGCATGGCAGCTAGATTTTTAATGCCCCGTAACTCAGCAATTGCCGCTGTGGTTTTGCCCATTACCCGGAAAAATCCAACGTCTGGAAAGTCCTTGCACACTCTTTGCAGTTGTTTGACCCAATTTCCTGTGTAAGTTGGGCGGGCAGAGCTTTTTTTATAGAACTCAGTGTCTGCGTACACATTGTTAAATCGGTCCCCGGCTGTGGGACCCATATCAAATCCAATGAGATACACTGCACGATTTTGATCTATAGCCGCAAGAGCCACTGCAATGGGTCCTGAACTGAATCCAAAATAATCATCCGGGACTCTATGTGCTCCTAGTCCCGGTATGGGTTTTCGAGTGTACATCCTGTGTTCACTGGCATATCCACTGTGTTGAATGGATTCGCTAATGGGCTTGTCTGTGCTGACCAAAACCGTGGGTGCAAATTCTCGATACAATGCATTACATCCATAGATTGGACCAAGCTCTTTGAGAGTTTGCAAATTCAATTCTAACCGACTGACACCATTGCCTAATACAAAACCAAAACTCATAAAAAATCCTCCTAGTAGTTATCTAGGAGGATCCAGGGGTTAAATCAATTAAGAAGTAACGTTGTCAACAATGGCCAAGTCAAGCAGATTTTGTTGTCCGCTTTGTACTGTGCCTGAGTTTGCTGCACCAGTGGTACCTGATTTGATAACTGTACCTTCGTCTGTAAAGAAGTTGGTTGCATAACGCTTGTCAGCCACAACGCTGGCAGGGTCATAGTTTGCGCCGCCAGTCCAATCCAACAAGAACTTGTTGGTCAATTTGGAGATAGTAGTAGCAGTAGAATCAGTAACTGTAAATGTGATAGCCATCAATCCAGCTGCTGGAGTAGTGTCATCGGCCAGTACACAAACACCCACTGAGAATGCTGCGCCGTTGCCAGATCCACCAACAGAAGTTGCTGTGAAAATTGTGCCTAATCCAAAGTTACTAGGAGCACCGGCTGCGGTCCAGTTAGTTGTTGTTCCAACAACACTAATTTGATATGCTTGCCCAACTACAAAACTGCCGTCGTTAACGCCATTGGCATCACCAACTAGGTATTTGTGTGAACCTTTTTGACGGATAATATATCCATTAGCAACGCCAATACCGCTGCCGTCAGGGGCTGCAATGTTCACAATTACGTCAATTCTAGGATTGGTTGCCGAAGGCGTATCAGTGGGGGCTGCACCACCCACCACGCCAAGATATTCAGTAGCACTGAGTGTGTCGCCTGTGTTGGTCACAGGGGCAGTTAATGATCCAAAATTTGGAAAGCCAATGTCAACGCTAACGGCTGCGCCGCCGTTGCCTGAACCAGTGCTTGTTTTTTGTATTTTAAGAGGACGTCCCATTTTTGTTTCTCCTTACAGAAGTCCGATGCGAGTTCTAGTCGCTACGCGGCGGGTTAAACCGCATAAAACACCGTATTGTGTTGACAAGTATTTATGGAAATGTTAGAATGTAGTCATATAGCCATTAAATAGTACCATGGAAACTGATTTTTTAATTTCACAAGGCAACCAACATCGAGCTGACCGACAATACGGTGAAGCCCTGCAATGTTATGCATTGGCATTTGCCAAAGACATGGATTCAGCAGCGGCATTCAACAACTACGGCAATGTCATGCGAGAAATTGGACATCCTCAACGAGCCATACCGTTCTTGCAACATGCTGTTCTCTTGGATCCAAATAACGTAACTGCTAGATTCAATTTGGCAGTGGCACTGTTGTTGATGGGCGACTACACCAATGGATGGCCAGCTTATGAAGCCAGATGGCAATACGAACATCTTGCTGGCACTGAACCCAAACACCAACAGCCTCGCTGGCGTGGCGAAGATCTCAAAGACAAAACTATTCTTGTGGTAGGCGAACAAGGCCACGGAGACAACATTCAGTTTTGCAGATTCTTGTACAACTTGCATGTGGCTGGAGCAAAAATCAAGCTTCAGGTTACCGACGGATTGATTCCTTTGTTGCAATCTAGCGACGTCATTCAGCAGTTGGGAACATACACTGACGACATGGGTGAGTTTGATTATTGGATTCCTATCATGAGCATCCCTGGCATACTTGGAGTAACGTTGGAAAATTTGCCCAGGCCAGTGAACTATCTCAACGTAGATCAAGGCCGTCAGCAAGAGTGGTTGCAGATACTGGGTCCTAAAACCCGCATGCGTGTGGGTTTTTGTTGGAGTGGGCGCAGAGATTCTTGGCTTAATCAACACAAGAGTGTGCCGTTCCCTGTAATGCTGGACATGATCAAATCTAATCCTCAATACGAATGGATCAATTTGCAAGTTGACGCCGATCCTGAAGAAGAAGAAGCAGCCTTGCTTGAAGCAGGAGTGCAGGCCTATCCTGGCAGCGTTAAAAGTTTTGTAGACACTGCGGCATTAATTATGGCCATGGACGTTGTTATTGGCGTAGACACTGCTGTGTCACACTTGAGTGGCGCATTAGGTCGGCCCACATGGATAATGCTACAAAAATTCAGCACAGACTGGCGTTGGTTGTTGAATCAAGATTCTAGTCCTTGGTATTCAACTGCTAGACTTTTTAGACAAGAAAACTTTGATGACTGGACAGCAGTTACCAAAAAAGTCAGCCAATATCTAGGGTGGATGAAAGTTTAATTTAGATCTTGCCAGGCGCCAACTACGCCATTATATCCACGAAATTTACCTGTGTTAATGTTGTAGTAAATCAAGCCTGCTACACCTGCAGGATCAGCTACCAATCCTAATAACTGCATAGTACTGGAAGTAGTTTTGCCAACCGCACTGACATTGCCTACATTTATAATGTCGTTATTACTTAAATTAAGATTGTCACCAACTGCTATTTCTTCAATTTGACTGCTCGCTGAGTTGACAACCAGCGGAATTCGATTAGCCATGAATTATTTATCAGAGGACAAAAAAGCACCCCTCGGGTGCTTTTTCGTTCCTTCCCATCCCTGGGTTGGTTCTCTGATTAGGAGAATGACAAGTTAGATACTGCGATCTCACCCACATAGTCACCGGCGTTACCGAATGACGATGCAGTGTTGGTCAACTCAATGTAACCATAACGTGTCATGAATGACACCACTGGTTCAAAGGTTGATGGATCCAACACAACACCACTGCTCATCAACGGAATGTATGGGCAGTAGAATGCAGGAGCGTCAGCTTCTGAAGAGCCTTTGTAGCCAACCAGAACTGGAGTTGTATCGCTGGCATAGCTGTCAACGAACACACGCATAGCGCCGTTTAATGTGCCAACAAACTTGGTGTTTGTAGGTGCTTCGAAGGTGCCTTCTGTGGTACGAGCAAAAGCTGAAGTTGTTGCTGATTGCAACACTGTCAGAGCAGCTGAACTCACAACAGCGTAGTTACCAGCGCCACGACGAGTACGTTGGGCGATCAAGTTAGCAACACGGTTGATCAAAACTGCCAATGCGGCATGTTCGTCACCAACGAATGTAGCTGTACCTGAAACGGTAGCTTGGTTGTATGTGAACTCAGTGGATGCCAATGAGCGCAAGCTCAAAAGAATCTCTTGGTCGATTTCAGCGGTAATCTCTTGAGCCAGAGCAGCCATGATTTCTGCTTCAACGTCAATACCATGCATGGCTTGTGCGTCTTGTGCAGATTCAAAAGTCCAGCGAGCTTGCAGCTTGCGGGTCTTGGCTTCAACAGCTTGTTTCAAGATTTGAACGCTGATTTGCTTACCGCCGGTACCTTCCATGCTGGCTGTTGAGCCGCCGGTGTAGGTAGTAGCTGTAGCTGTGCCTGCTGGCACAGTAGAGTAAGCAGTTGCAATTGTGAATGGGCTCAATGCTTCTTGACCAGCTGTAACGCTTGTAGCGGCAGCTGAGTTGTCAGTCAAGCTGTTGGCGTAACGCACACGCAAGGTGTGAATTTGGCCAACTGGGCCTGTCATGGGCTGAACGCCAACCAACTCGTTAGCAATAACGGTAGGCATAACACGACGAATCACTGGCAGAATCACACGGTTAAGTGTGGCGATGTTGCCAGAAACAGTACTTCCAGAAGAAGCATTCTCTTTCAAATAGCGACGAGTATTCTCAAGAATAACTTTCATGCTATTGCGTTTGGTGCCTTGGAGGCCTTCTAACAGGGCCTCTTTGGTCTCATCCCAACGACTTTCTAATAGATCTTGTGACATTTAAGTCTCCTAAAAAATTTTAAAGCCCTGCCAGGCGCTTCAAGTCAAT